AAGCCAAATGAACTACGCTTGGAAAATACTAGATATTTACGCTGATGGTGAGAAAATCACCTCGGCTAAATACCATTGCGCTGTTTTTGATGGTGAAAACACAGTAGAAACAGAAGGCTACGCAACTTTTGATGGTGAGGCTAAAACTCCATTTGCTGAAGTAACAGAGGAAATGGTCGCACAATGGGCTAAAGAATCGCTGACAATCAATGGCGAATGTCTAGTAGAAAAGCGTTTGAGCGAACAACTGGTTAACTTAGCAAAGAAACCAGCGGTTGCGCCTTGGAAGCCACAAATATTTACGCTAGAGGATAAATAATGACTGTCCCTATTGACATCGTAAGCAGAGCGTTAAAAGATATTGGCGCGTTAGAGGCTGGCGAGACACCAACGCCAGAAGCTGCACAAGACGCTTTTGAGATGCTGAACGACCTTATTGACCAATGGTCGAATGAAGACATGATGGTCTATAACGTGACTGAGATTATTTTTCCAGTCATACCTGGTCAGACTCAGTACACGATTGGCCCAGTCGCATCGACCGCTAACTACATTGGGGCGTCTTTTACAGGCTCAATCTCTGGTGACATTCTTACTGTTACGGCTATTGGCTCTGGTGCGGTTGCCCAAGGTCAGACTCTGAGCGGGTCAGGCATTACCTCTGGAACTAAGATTGTTGACTTTCTGACTGGTGCTGGTGGCAACATCAACGAGGTCGGTACATACAAACTAAACATTAGTCAGACAGTAGCATCCACAACGATAACTGCCTACTACGAAAAGCCATTGCAGATTAATTCTGCTTTTGTGCGTATTAACACTAATTCCAATGGTCAGCCTATCGTAAACGGGGGCTTAGATTACCCAGTTTCTGTTTTGGCTCTACAAGACTATGAAATGATTGGCTTAAAGACGCTGAACGGCCCTTGGCCAAAAGCGATTTACTTCAATCCTGGCGCGGACACGGGTAACTTGTTTGTATGGCCAAACCCATCACAGGGCGAGATGCACTTATTTGCTAACACGATATTTAGCAGATATAACACTTTGTATGACCCTATTGTGTTGCCACAAGGCTATTCAATGGCGCTACGCTGGTGTCTGGCAGAGCGTTTAATGCCTATGTACGGCAAGGCTAGTCAAGTACAGATAGCAATGATTAGCGGATACGCAGCTCAAGCAAAGGCAACTATCAAGCGCAACAACATGAGTCCGTTGCAAGTGGCAAGATACCCAGACGCTTTGATGAACAGTCGAAGCAAAGATGCTGGATGGATACTCACAGGCGGCTTTGTCTAATATGGACTTTGGACTTGTTGGCCCTTCCTACTCTGCGCCCTCGATTTATCAGGATGACCAAGAGACCATCAATTTCTTTCCAGAAGTTGACCCTCTAAAGCAGGCTGGTGAACGAGGTGTATTTGCGTTATATCCAACGCCTGGTCTAACCCTAAAAGCGTTACTGCCAAACCTACAAGAAGTGCGTGGTTTACGTACTGTGTCTGGTGGGGCGCAGATGGTCGCTGTGTGCGGGCCTTATGTCTACGCTTTTACTTCTAACTTAGTCCCATCTGTAATTGGGCTTTTAAACTCAAGTTCTGGTCGCGTATCCATTACTGATAACGGAATTAACGTATATATCGTTGACGGGGCGTATCGGTATACATGGCGTATATCTTCCCCTGCTAACGCTGTATTTACAGGTTCAACCTCTGGAACTACTTTAACTGTTACATCTATGTCTAGTGGCACTATTGCTATTGGGCAGTCTTTGTATGGTGTGGGCGTAGCAGCTGAGACTGTTATAACGGCTTTGGGTAGCGGTTCTGGCGGTGTGGGTACATACACCATCAATGTCTCGCAAACTAACTCTAGTCGGGCTTTAAACTCAACTGCGGTGGGTGCAAAGGTTACTGCAACCATAGCAACAAATGTGTTAACTGTTACCGCTGTTGCTAGTGGCACTTTATATCTTGGCCAAACAATCCAAGGCGCAGGTGTTACGGCTGGAAGCGTGATTACGGCTTTTGGTACGGGTTCTGGTGGCGTAGGCACTTACACGCTAAGTACAAACAGTACAGTCGCGGTTGGTGTCACCATGTATGGCATTAACTTTTCTGTTTTGCCATCGACAGATGGGGCGTTTAGCGGTGGAAATACTTGCGACATAGTAGATAACTACTTTGTTTACGACCGCCCATCGTCTCAGCAATGGGGTGCGTCTAACTTACTTTCGCCTATTTCTGGCTCTACTTCTTATTCATCTAAAGATGGTGCGCCAGATAACTTAGTGGCTTTGATTGTTGACCACCGCGAAGTCTACTTAATGGGTGAGGCATCATCTGAGGTGTGGGTTGATGTTGGCGCTGTGCCTTTCCCTTTCCAAAGAATACCTGGCACTTCTACCCAACACGGGGTTGCAGCTAAGTTTTCCCTTGCTAGACTGGGTAATTCGTTTGCGTATGTTTCACGCAACAATCGTGGTCAAGCACAGGTTATGCAGATGACGGGCTATATGCCTACCAGAATCTCTAACCACGCGGTTGAGAATTCAATAACTAATCAATACATTGATGACGCTATTGCTTGGACTTACCAGTTAGAAGGTCATGAAGTCTATGTAGTGTCGTTTCCTACGCTAAACCTAACTTGGGCGTATGACTCCACCACAGCGATGTGGCATAAGTGGTTGTATACAAACGATGACGGCTCTTACTCACGCCATAGGGGTAATTGCTGTGCAGTATTCCAAGGCATGGTCTTGGTCGGGGATTACGAAAACGGCTCAATCTATGAGTTAGACAAGTTAAATTACACCGACAACGGGCAAAATGTCCGCAGACTAAGACGCGCACCGCACCTTGTTGCTGATTTACAACGCCAATACTTTGATGAGTTACAGATTCAGTTTCAGCCTGGTGTTGGAACAACGGGTTTAACAGCGGGACTTTCGTCTAACATATTTGTTAACTCGCCTTTTATTATTTATCCTACGCAGACTTTTAATATCGGCCCGCAAGATATTTATGTGATTGGTATTAACTCAAGCGTAAATACAACCTCTACAACGACCTACCCGCAAGCAATGCTTCGCTGGTCAAATGATGGTGGTTCTACTTGGTCACGCGAGTATTGGGTAACTATTGGCCAACAAGGTAAATATAAAAATCGTGCCATTTGGAGAAGATTAGGCATGGCTAGAGATAGGGTGTTTGAGGTTTCTGTAACAGACCCAGTAAACGCTGTGATTGTCTCGGCTAACCTAAAAGCAACGGCTGGGGAGAACTAATGGCTACTGGCGTAACCAATACCTCACAGTTAAATCCTTACCCACAATCTGAGTTTTTGGATGGACAGACTAAGCGACCCACACGGGCGTGGCAACAGTTTTTCCTTAATCTGCTTAACTTCAGTTCCGCAGCTACTGCGACTGCTGGTTCTGCGACCTTACCGGCTAATCCTGTGGGCTTTATAAACATCACGATAAATGGTGTGCCATATAAAGTTCCCTATTACAATGTATGAAGATATTACGCATACCTCCAGAACAAGTGGCACAAAGGTGGTCATCCATCGTGCCTTTTTTGGAAGATGCGTTAACTAAAGCAGTAGCAGATGTAAATGCAGACCAAGCAAAGGTCTATTTATCGTCTGGTCAATGGCTTTTGTTGGGCGGCTTCGAGGGTGAAAATCTGTTAGGCATAGTTGCAGTTCAATTTTCAAACCGAGCAAATGACAGGGTGGCGTTTATTACTGCCGTTGGTGGCAGAGAAATAATAAACGAGACTTTGATTGATGAGTTTCGCACTATCTTGAGAGCGCAAGGCGCAACGATGATTCAAGGATGTGTGCGGGAATCGGTTGCTAGATTGTTGCGTAGGTTTGGTTTTGCCGAACGCGCTATATTGGTGGAGAATAAACTATGAGATACAACGCCTTTTATGGTGAATTGCCATTAGAAGCCTTTAAACCCATCGGTGGGCGTATGCGCCTGTATGGTGGTGGTGACCCTATTTCCGCTATTTCTGATGCTGTCCAAGGTGCTGTAAATTCAGTTAGCGACTTAGGCGTATCAATAGACCAAACAGTAAGGGATGTATTGCCAGGCGGTTGGACTACTGCGGCTTTGTTGGCTGGCGGTTATTACTATGCCCCAGAAATCGGTGCTTATTTAAATGCCGCTGGCGATACTGTACCTATTTCTCAAGTTACCGATGCCGCTGTTGCTACACCAGTTACCCAAGGAACTGTTACTGCAAACGCTTTACCGCCTTTAGGAACATCGGTTGCGCCTGCTGTCGCATCAACTACCCCATTATCTGGTTTAGGTTCTGGCACATTGGCAACGCCTGGCGATGTTGGTACTCAATTTGTTACTCAAGGTACACCAATATCAACTGTTGGACAAGGTGCTACCCTTGCAACCCCAACTACCACAGGAACACTTGGCGCGGCTACGGATGCCGCAGGAAACATTATTCCTGCTGTCGCTGGTAATGCCGCTGGTACTGCGGGTGCAGCTGTTGCAAGTGGCTTAACCCCTGCCGCAGATTCATCTTTCTTATCTAGCCTTATCCCATCTACCCCAATGGGTCAGATAGCAGCCACACAAGGCTTAACTGGTTTAGGCTCGGCTTTGATTGGCTCTAGCGCAGCACAAAAAGCCGCAGACATTCAATCTGCTGCAGCCCAAAACGCAACCGCCCTACAAGGGCAAATGTTTAACCAGATTAACCAACAGCAAGCCCCATATCGCTCTGCTGGTTATAACGCATTAAACCAATTAGGTGGTTTGGGTACTGGTACATATCAAATGTACGATGCGGCAGGCAACCCTACAACCCAAGGTACTGGCACAGGATACCTTACCAAACAGTTTGGCCCTGCTGACTTAGCCGCTGGTTTAGCGCCTAACTATGACTTTATGCTTCAGCAAGGTCAGATGGCCAACCAACGGGCGGCTAATGTGGGTGGCGGGGCTTTGGGCGGTAATGCGCTACAAGGGCTAAATAAATATACCCAAGACTACGCTGGCAACGCTTACCAAAACGCTTTCCAGAATTTCCAAAATCAAAGAACAAACATCTACAACACTTTGGCTGGCATAGCGGGAATTGGTCAGGCTGGTCAGACAGCGACAAACCAAGCGGCACAGAACGCTACAACCGCACAGACCCAACTAGGTGTTGGAAGTGCGGCGGCACAAGCGGCAGGTCAAGTCGGTACTGCGGGTGCTTATGGAAACGCATTAGGTCAACTGGGAAGCGGTCTTACATTGGCTTCGTTGCTTAATCAG